CTGGAATTACCTACAGTGATTTGCCTCCTGAAACACCTGTTGATGTTAGAACCGATGAGAACGGTAATGAGGTTATCATTACTGCAGAAGTTGCAGCAGCCCTCACCCTCCTTGAAAACCCTTCAGAATTAATTGGCGCAATATTTGATGACCCAGGTCAAGTTCTTCTTGCACTGGGAAGTATTGGTGCAGACATGTCCGAAGAAGAACGTGAAGAAGCAACAAAGATGGTTGTAGCAACTGTAGTCGCTGCGGGTGCTGCTATCAATGCAGCAACTGCAGCCGCTGCCGCAGCAGCCGCTGCAACAACAACTGGAGGGTCAACTGGAGGCAGCAGTTCAGGTGGCGGTGCGCCAACTGGAGATAGTAAGGCCGTTAGGAGACGACGTAAATGATTAAATTCCTGAAAGATATGCTCGACCAACTATGGACATTGCTGGGTATGTTTATTGCCTGGATTGTGCTTGATGGCAGCGCAAAAGACGTAGTAGGAGTAGCCACTATTGCAACTTTGTTTGCATGGATGGTGACGTATCCCTTGCGCAACCGCGAAGATTAAGAGATTATGTACTTTGAGAAGGGCATCTCATTTAGGAGATATATGGATAAGAAAGCACTAGAAGCAGCAGTGGGTACATACGTACGCGCTGCGGCCGCAGCAGTTGCTGCTCTGTACATGAGCGGTATTTCGGACCCAAAGACTTTGCTTAATGCATTTATTGCAGGTCTTCTCGGACCATTGGCTAAAGCACTCAATCCAAAAGACCCGTCATACGGGTTCGGCAAGAAGTAGCACGGGAGTAGGAAGATGACGCTTGAGGCAATTGCTGGTGCAATTATTTTGGTCGCATCAGTCTTTATTTCCTTGGGCGTCATCTTTCGTCCAGGCTATAAGAGAGTAAAAGAACTTGGTGACTGGTTTGACCATTTCAAAAGAGACTGGGTTGGCGAAGACGGGGCTCCAGGTCGAGACCGTATTCCTGGAGTTATGGAACGTCTTAACAAATTGGACGGTGAACTAAGCCAAAATGGTGGTAAGTCAACCAAAGATGTAGTCAATAAAATGCTATACAAGCAAGAAAAGATGGAAGAGAAGGTTGACGTAATGTTGGAGGCCTTCGTGGAGATGGGCGAGCGTTTAGTAAATATTGAGGACTCTTTAGCAGTCCAAAATCCTAAAGACTAGGAGATTATTATCCTATGGCTCAAATAGGCGACCGCAACTGGAATCCCGTCCTTGGTTTAGTCCGCATGCTTCCAGGAACAGTGAGTCCAAACGAGGCGCAATCGCGTGCGATGGAAATGCACAAAGCACAATATGCATCGCATCAATACGGCATGGAACTAGAAAGCCATAAGGCTGGTCTAGCAGAAGAATCTGCACAGGCACAACATGGTCGCAATATGGAATTTTTTAGTTCAGTACTTCGTCATGCAAAACATGAAACACCAATTCATTTAAGCATTGGTGATGTAAGTACTCAGTTTACAAAGAAACCAAAACCAACTCCTAGAACAAAAGCAGCACCTACAAAGACTCCGCGTCCTCTACCTGTGCGTGACCCAAAGACTGGTCGCATGATGAGAGCGCCTGAGTAATGCCTGCAACACTAACAGGAGACGACGACTCTTATAAGAACTTTCGGTCTGGGTATGAAGACAGACACGCTCCGCTTACTCCTACAGAAAAGAAGATGGTTAGATTTTCTAATCGTTCTTTTTCAGACCTCTCTCAAAGAGACTCTGCTATTCGTTCTAAATTTGGTATGCATTCAGTTGATTACTACAGAAGATTAGAAACAATAAAAGACCATCCACAACTTGGCAAACAATCACGAAGCAGACTGTCTAATCTCATGTCTACTCCAGGACCGATGACTGGTGGAACACCTACTATGGATAGCAAACAATTCTCACACGGATTGGATTGGTAATGGCAAAAAAGTCTGAAGCATGGCAACGCAAAGAAGGTAAGAACACTAAAGGCGGCCTTAACGAAAAGGGACGCAAGTCCTACGAAAAAGCAAACCCTGGCTCTGACCTTAAGCCACCAGTAAAGAAAGAACAGGCTGCAAAGTCTAAGAAGTCAGCAGCACGTCGCAAATCATTTTGCGCTAGGATGGAAGGCATGAAGAGTAAGAACACCTCTTCAAAGACTGCTAGAGACCCTAACAGTCGGATTAACAAATCACTACGAGCATGGGACTGCTAAATGTTTACACAACTACTTATTAAACTTGGTCTGAAGAAAGACCACAAAGCATTTATTGAAAGCCTATTAAAGGAACTGGATGCGGTTGAACCTGCAAAGAAGAAGAAGGCTCCAGTAAAGAAAGCCGCTGCAAAGAAGACAGCAGCAAAGAAGGCTGCAAAGAAGGCTAAGTAATGAAGTGCGCTAACTGCGATTTAGATGCCTTCTTTGTCTATCAAATAACAAAGACGTATGAAATCTTCTATTGCGGTAAGCACCTGCCTAAATTCTTACTAGAGCGTAAGAAAGCCGAACTCTTAAAAACTACAGACGAATGGTCTGCAGCAAAAATGGAAGTTCAAGGAGCAGTTGCTCCTGAAGAACCTAAACCAAAGCGCAAGAAAAAGGCGGCTGAAGAACCGAGTGAAGAATGAAGGTCATTCGCAAGTTCGCAGTGCAAGGACATGCTGTACCATCGTCCTCACACAGTCCAAGAGGACCGTTTCCTCCTGAAGTCCTAGCAGGACCTCAGATGGCTTACGGCGATAACCATTCGGATTCCTTACACCCAGCACTAGACGAGGTTCGTTTCTTCAAATGCCGCGAATGCGAAGAAGTCCTCTTTGAAACTGAACTAAACAACCACACATGTGAGGAAGAAAACTAATGGCAACAAATAACAATGGAAACCTGCTCGATGACGCAGGTAACGTAGCAATTGATTTCGTATGGGGCAACATCCCTATGCAACCAAACGATGTCCGTCCAGACAATGCAGGTGCAACTCTTTCGGACACAGTTTACACAAGAGTAGCGGGTCGTCTAGACCCAGCATTAGATAACCACATCATCGCTCTTTCAGGATGGGGCGGATACCCACTATTCACAGCAAACTCAGCAGGAGAAGATGTAGTTGGTGCAACTGACTACGTACTCGTACCTAACGTACTTGGACTTACAACAGCCCTTGCAACTGACGCAATGAAGGACGCATCACTCGTTCCTACAACTGCAACAGCAGCATCGAACGTAGGCAAGACTATTACAGCAGCAGCCCGTACAGCAGGTTCAGCAGTTATCTCAATTACTTGTGCAAGCCACGGCTTTGTTGCAGGTAACAAGGTAACAGTCTCTGATGTTTCTGGTGGAGATGGCGTAAACGGAGTTTGGACAGTTCTTGCTGTTACAAACGCAAACGTATTCACCGTAACTGGAACAGCAACTACAGTTCAGGCTCTAACAAGTCTTGCTGGTGTTGTTTCTGGTGTTGCTGGAACAATCAAGACTCAATCAGTTGCCGCAGGTGCAAACAACACTGCACCAGGTGCAGCAGTAACAATTACACCATTCGCAGCAGCCTCTTAATATAAAAGATGCCAAGAGTTAGAGGAGGAGGAGCAGCCAAGGGTCCACGCCCTGCTGCCCTCCCCTCTTCTCAGGAACTTTTAGGAGCAATGGGAAAGCCTTATGGCTTTGGCCCAAGACAAACTAGAGGAATGACAAATCTCCTCTCTCAAGAGGGCGGATTTCAAAGCCCATTTTCTGCATTACCTACAGCCGCTTCTTCTGGCGAATTTTTTGAAACTATCTCTTTACTAGACGCAGATGACACTATGCGTTATTACAATCCTCAGACACCTGATGAGGTTGCAAAAAGAAACCAAGCAGGAGAAGCAGTCTTTCCAAAATTTGGAGAAGACGTCTACTACGTTGATGCTCAAGGAAACTTTGTAGACCGCTCTGCTGGACGCAAGTACTACGATGAAGACTTAGACACTGGTGAAACAGTTATTCCTGGTGAAAAAGGACCTCAATTTGAGGAATCAGATGCACCTGCACCCCTGTCGCTTGTTCCTACCTCTACAACTAACCCTGACCGTCCACGTACAGTAGCGGCAGGCTATGACCGTCAACGCTCAGTTCTTACAGTTGTGTTTCGTGATGGTACTTATTATAACTATTATGAAGTAAGCACCACAGAGTGGCAAGACTTTAAACGACGCGTTTCTAAAGGACAGTTTATTTACAAGTACTTAGACTTTAAACCTCGTGGACCTGCAAGCGTCTCATCTCTTCCTGCGTACGCACGTACTGCCTTGTACAAGGTCACTCGTGCTATACAGTTAACTAACGAACGTAAGCAGTATGACCGTATGGCTAAAAAGAACACCCCTAAAGCACCAAAGGCAAATAAACCAAGAAAGAGATAAATGCCAAAGGCACACAATATTGGACCACTATTTGTACAAGTGACTAAATTCCCCTATGAATGGGATGGAAAACTGCTTGTTCGTGGTTGGACTCAAGAGATTGAGGAACCCTTTAGAACTTCTGAACCCCTAATATTTAAACTCCCCAACTACCGTGCTCTAGTCATCGGGCGTTGGACTGGTGCGAAAGATGAGGAAGACGCGCTAAACTCAGCGCTAGAAAGGCGGGATTTAACTTACGATGATTTTACGGAAAAAGCGGGATGGACACCAGCCCCAGACTCGGATAGAGAAGAGAGTGTCGACGATTTCCACCCCAGATTTGATATCTTGGATGGAGCACTCAATGTACCTTATTGGCAAACACGTGACGATTTACCAAAAACAAAATAGTTCTGCTGACTTAGATGAGGTTCTCATGGGCGCAGAAGCGTTCCATGCCATTGCAAAAGAATTGAAGAAAAGACACGTCTCCTGATATGATTACTACGCGTTGCCTCTCTACAGGTCTGGCGTTGACCCACCCAAAAGGTGGGTCTCGCTGTTTAATGGGTGCATATGGAACACGATAAGTTTGAAGAAATCAATCCTGAGTTTTACTTACAGGACGAACAACCGATTGAAGAGTCAATTGATGAGCCTCTTGATGAACTGTCGCAACAATTTGTAAATAAACTAATTGACAAGATGCTTGAGTTCCTTGTAGTACTTGTGGGCCATGACTTGCATCCTTATCAAAAACCACTTGCTCGTCGCATTATGGAATCTGTAATTATTAATGACGGTGAAGAAATCACTGCCCTTGCTTCTCGTCAGTCAGGAAAGTCAGAGACGGTTGCAGACACTGTTGCAACAATGATGATTTTACTTCCACGTCTTGCAAAACTTTATCCAGATTTATTAGGAAAGTTTAAAGATGGAATTTGGGTTGGTTTGTTTGCTCCTACAGAATCACAGGCTGAAACTTTATTTGGTAGAACAGTTACACGTTTGAGTTCAGAACGGGCTTTAGAGATTATGGGAGACCCAGAGATTGACGACACTGCCGCACGCGTGGGAGGAGTGACTCGTCAGATTCGTCTAAAGAAATCAGGCTCCACTATCACAATGATGACAGCAAACCCACGAGCAAAGATTGAATCAAAGTCCTTTCACCTTATCATCATTGATGAGTGTCAAGAAGCAGATGACTTTGTTGTCTCTAAATCTATCTCTCCTATGTTGGCGTACTACGCAGGAACAATGGTAAAAACTGGAACTCCAACAACAAGTAAGAACAACTTTTATCGTGCTATTCAAATGAACCGCAGACGACAGACTGGAAGAAGTTCTAGACAAAACCATTTTCAATGGGACTGGAAAGATGTAGCAAAGTTCAATGCTAACTACGAAAAGTTCATTAGAAAAGAAATGCTTCGTATTGGTGAAGACTCAGATGAATTTCAAATGTCGTATAACTGCAAATGGCTTCTTGAACGAGGAATGTTTGTTACATCAACAATCATGGATGAACTTGGAGACACTTCACAAGAGTTAGTGAAGTCTTGGCACAAGACTCCCGTTGTTGTTGGCATTGACCCTGCTCGTAAAACGGATAGTACTGTTGTAACAGTTGTTTGGGTTGACTGGGATAGGCCAGATGAGTTTGGTTACTTTGACCATCGTGTCCTTAACTGGTTAGAGATGCAAGGAGACGATTGGGAAGAGCAGTACTACCAGATTGTTAACTTCTTAGAGAACTACGATGTATTGGCGGTTGGTGTTGACGCAAATGGTGTTGGTGACGCGGTTGCGCAACGTTTGAAGTTACTTCTCCCAAGAGCAGAGGTTATGTCTCTGACCTCTAGCCCATCAGAACAATCAAAACGTTGGAAGCACTTGCAAGCCTTAATTCAACGACGAATGATTTCCTGGCCGTCTCACGCTAAAACACGGCGCCTAAGAACTTGGAAGCGTTTTTACCAACAGATGGTGGATGCAGAGGTTCAGTACAAAGGTCCTAATTTCCTTGTAGCCGCCCCAGACGAGTCCTACGCACACGATGACTTTGTGGACTCTTTGTCGATAGCCTGTTCTTTAACACAGGACCTTGTAATGCCAGAAATTGTGGCTTCTACTAATCCTTTTTTTGGTTAAGCCACACAAAGTAGTAAAAAGGGTAGAAACTATCTACCAGGTATACCTAAACCTAGAAACAAGGAGTCTACAATGGCTATTTCTCCAGCACCTCGCTTTCCAGAGCGTGCACCAAACGTCTACGAACGCAAAGCAGGGGACAACCCTGTACGTCGTGGACCACTACGCTTTGAAGAAGGCGTTGCAACCGATACCGATGTTCCAACCGACTTTATCAAAGGAATGCAATCAGGTGCAGCAGTTGCTCCTGGTCGTCCTAATCGTAACGCTCCAGTTTGGCAGAAGCCTGCCGCTGAAACTTTGTCAGAGCGTGCACACGTAGGTTCTGCTGCATGGATTGAAGCACCTACAATGCTAGGCGAGTTTGCTCACGGCACATACACAGACCGTGCAGAACAGATGATTGAAACTGTTATGCGTTCTGGTGGTCGTCAGCAACGTCCAGCCCCAACTGTCGTAAACGACTAGTTATTTGACAACCTGAACCCGCTCATACGGTAGTGTATGGGCGGGAACAGGTTGTATTCGGAGGAGTCAAATGAAAAAACCCGCTAACTTAAAATTGTATGCGATGTTTGTCGCACAGGCCAAAGCAAAGTATTCAAAGTGGCCTAATCCAGGTGCTAGTGCTTGGGTTTCAAAAAAATACAAAGAAGCGGGCGGTCAATACACTGAAACAACAGAAGCAGACCGTCGTCATAACATGGCGATAAAAAAACAACAAAAACAATTATCTGAAAAAAAGAATCCTAAAAAAGAAGATAAAAAATCCGAAAAGGATAAAGGCAAGAAGTAATGTCATTTCTTGATTTTTCACCACCGTCATATCGTGCGGCGTCATCTGACCTTACTATTTCCATTTCACCACTTGGTTTGGTTGAACTTGCTGACGAAGAATTTGAAGTACACGGTCCTCGTTTAAACCGTTACTCTCTTAACTGGGCAATGTACTTAGGGCATCACTGGGGCTATCGTCGTGAACAAGGCGAAATGCAAATTGCAGTCAATTACTACCGTGCCTTTAATGATTATCTTGCTAGGTTCGTGTTTGGTCGTGGCGTCCATTTTCGCTCTCCTAAGTCAACTGAAGCAATTATTCCAGACCGTCTTGAACGCATTTGGGAAGTTGACAATGACAAAATGCGTGTCCTACTTGAGATGGGACAGCAAGGCGGTATCACAGGAGACGTATTCGTCAAAATAGCCTACGAAGAGGCTTGGACAGATTCTGCTGGCATGTTCCATCCTGGACGTGTTCGCCTTCTTCCTATGAACTCGTCTTTTTGCTTTCCTGAGTTTCACCCACACGATAGAAGTCGTCTTCTTAGATTTAAACAGAAGTATCGTTTCTGGGGAACCTCGCTAGAAGGTACTCGTCAAGTGTTTACCTACACTGAAATTTTGACTGACGACGTCATTGAAGAGTACATTAATGATGAACTAATTGACTCACGACCAAATCCACTAGGACTTATTCCAGTGGTTCATATTCCTAATGTTCCTGTTTCAGGTTCACCGTGGGGTCTCTCGGACGCACACGACATCATCACTATCAACCGTGCATATAACGAAATTAGCACTGATGTCGCTGACATCATTAACTACCACGCTTCTCCTGT